ATGGTACGTTTTGAACATGAAGCAATGTTCGAGCTGCCAACAGATCGGCTTTGCCAAGACTTGAGCCCACGTAAGCCAATCTGTGGTCTGGAGCCGATGCAGAAGCTAAAACCAAGGCAGCTGCAATGTCCGTATCAATTTGAAGAGCCATACCTTTAGCAATGCGAGAAACAATGTCGTTTACAACATCTGGAGTCGCTTGGATTTGAGCGATGTCTTCCAGAAGCACGAGGATTGCTTTGTGTTTATCGAGCAACAGGCTATCAGCTGCATAGGTTATCACTTGTGCAGTTAAAGCTGTGTTCTCGGCTTTAGAATCCACCGTGAAATTACCTGCACGTGGGATATCGATTTGGTTGCGTCCAGGAAGCGCTGGAAAGCTTTGAACCGTTGGAATTAGTTTTGCTGATTGGATCAATTGAGCCTGTATCAGCCTGGATACTTCTGTCATTACCGCTGCGGAAACTTCCGTTAAACCCATATCTGCCATTGTGTAATTCCTTTCTTAGAATTGTTTGGCTTATTTTAAAAACTTTGCAAAATCTGCCAATATATCCGATTTGCCTCTCGAAGGCGTTGCGGATTGTGGAGCGGCTTGGCTAACTCCGGGAACGCTCATTGGGACGATTACCTCGCGGAAGTCCTTTTTGAATTGTTCCACATATTTGTTGAGGGCTAATTCATCAACGCTATTGGTCGTAGGATCTATAGGGATGGAACTATAATCGATCAAACGTTCATAGTTATCCTTGAAGGTTCCGCCCAAAGCCTTTTTAAACGCTGCTTTTTTCACGACCAGATGGACCTGCGATTCCAAAGCTTGGTAACGCTCTTGGGTATCAGCGAGTTCTTGCTCGCGCATATCCAGCATTTTCTTCCAGTCTTCTTTTTGACGCGCTTCGTTCTCGATGCGTGCTTTATCGGCTGCTTCGAGCTCTTGGATGCGTTTCGCCTGTGCCCTTACTTCTTCGTCTCTTCGCTTTTTCTCACTGAGAAGCCGCTTGTGACTTTCGTAAGATACTGCTTGTGAATCTGGAGCAGCGTCGCCACTGGCTTCGACTGCTGGAACGTCACTGACGTTCTCTACTTTGCCCTCTTCCATTATATTACTCCATTATAATTAGGAAAGTGAATCGATCCTAAACAATTTATAGTATTTTTTCTGCAATGAAATCAGCGAGGCGCTCGATTTGGACTTTCGTCAAACCCATGAAACGCCTGTTATTGTTGGTCACGAAGCGCGCCAAGTCCTCATTTGAAATTCCTGATGGAGTATGCGTTCCAACCGGGCGAATGACTGCTTTGCCCGTATTGACGGTATATCTGAGCGAGGCAAGCAATTGGCCCGTGCGCGTGATGTTGGACATTCCCGGTGAAGTAAACGGCGAAAGTCTTCCTTTTCTGCGTTGAGCGATATATTTAGCGCTGAGCGGCGGAAACCGAAAAGGGCTATTATCGGCATTTACACCATATCCGTCACGGGATCTTGATTTGATTTCCGCCACGACAAAGCGACCAATCATGCCCATTGCTTCGGGTGATATGGCGCGGCTCAGTCTTTTTTCGACCGAGTTAATCAACTTTTTAAGATCCAATGCTGAGCTCATACTCCCTCAAAATGCTGGATAAATCGCTTTTTTGGATACCAAGAAAAGGCCTCGCTTTGCTAGGAATAGGTTCTGGCTGGCCATAAGTGCCAAGCTGGTTGCCTTCGGCTTTGGCATTTTCAACGGTTCCATTTTGAAATCCAATTAAGACGGACGAAGAATCCGTGGAAAGAACGTCCAAGGCGTTGAACATATCCGCGCTGAGCGTGAGATCAACGTTACCTTGGCTCGTGCCTTTTTTTGCGGCGTATTCTTTCGTATATCTGGGAAATTTCTTGTTTCTGCCCGTATCGGGGTTAAATCCGGTATTCTCATTGATAGCACGTTCTTGAATAAACTGGATGATCGAGCGACCGATAGAGAGACGCTCGTCTGGGCTATAACCTTCAGGGATATCGATGCGTATTTTTTGCCAAGCCATCCTTCAGTTACTCCAATGGATTTGGGTCTTGCTCATATGTCCCGGGCTGTTCCTGTATTTGTGCGTTGTCTTGTGTTGGTTGTGTCATGTCTGGCTGGGTCTGTTGGATTTGAACAGTAGTATTCTGTCCTGCCTCGGTATCAATTTCTAAGATCAATTCGTCAATTTGGGCATCGGTAAATTCTGGATTGAGTTTTTTAATGGCTTCTCGGCGGCTGATAAACCCGGCGTTTACTTCGGCCACAAGGTCTGTGACGACCTGACCACGGGTGGTCATCGGCAGTTGAACCGGGAACTCCGTATCCACGTCGACACCTGGGGTGAAAAGCTGCTTTTGTTCCATCATGCCTGACTGAACCCAAACCCGGTGCATATAATTGATGACGAGATCCCATAAATCAGCTTCAGCTTTTTTGAATATTTCAATTTGGCGTTTGCGCTCTTCGACAGTATCGCCCTCGTCGATCATCTTGGAAATGCCGGATGAAAAGTTATCCACAGTTAGTTGACCAACAGCTCCAGCGCGAATATTCTTGGTATTAAGCCAAAAACCAAGCTCCGATTGAAGCAGGGAAAGTTGATTTGGGATGTCCATTTTCGGCTCAAGGGTGCCAAGCTCAGGGGTTTTATTGGTTGTTGGATCTGTGAACATTTGAATCAAAGTCTTTGGCGAATAGACCATATCTTTTACTTCAACATCGCGCGACCACATGATTGGCCAAACGGTAAACATTGCGCCAACATTCAGATCCGATAACACCAAAGGAATGAGAATCGTCATCTGAAGCATATCGCTATCAACATAAGGTACCAGCATATCATCGCTTCGGTTTATATAAACGGCAGGGATTTTGCCGAATGGATTGATACCGTCGGGATTTCCTAGGGCCAACATCTCATCGGATTGGATCTCGCCTTTGGAATTAATGATGAGGAACTCCTCATCAGTCCAAACGTTATATTTGATCGCTTCATTGCCATCTCTATCGCGGCATTTTCCTTGAATCGTAATGAAATGGGTCATAAAGGTGGGATCGATCGGATCGGAGGACAATACGATAAATTTGTTGGCTGGAAGGCTGCGCAGACGCGGAACGCCTCTATGGATGAATGGCATGACGGCCGAAGCCTTCGACATGACCATGAACTCGTTCGCCGAATTCATCACCCGATTGATAGAGAAACTGTCTTCATAATATTTCAAAAGTTCCGAATCGATTTCGGTTCCTTCATCAATGGTACGAACTGGGTTTTGTTGATAAATTGTGGAGAGTTTATCGACAACTTTTCTCAAAACGTTGATAGGCGCAATTCTTTCAACCGCGACAGAATATGTTGCTGGAGAAAGGGAAGCTGCCATCGCGGATTTCACAAGGCAAGCAAGGTTGCCTTGATAGGCTTCGTAAAGCTCGGTATTGACCTTGATATTCTTATGCTGATCTTCAATTCCATCCAGAATGAAGCTAATTTCTTGCTTAATTGCCATTTTTAAATCCTCTTACAGCTGGATTGTATGCGTTTTTCAGCGAGCGATTCCCAATATATATCATAACCTAAAGCGTCTGCCTTGTGGCCTAGGTTGTTATTACCCGATGGTATGCGTCCGTCGAGTTTCTGGCCAGCCAGATCTTTAATCAGATGTTTGCATGATGGGTCGATTACAATGCGCGGGATGCCGATTAATGGCCTAAGCCAACCATTGACGATATTGACTCTATCGATGATCGGCGGGTTGACCGAAGGTACTTGGAAAATATGGGGAATACCCGAATTTTTCATCGCCTCGATGATATATGCATAATCTGATTTTCCAGTCGTTGATTTTCGCTGATTTCCAGCGGAATCGCCTCTTATTTGGACCGGCAAATGCGATGGTTTAACCTTGAAATCGTCGATAAATGCTTTAATAGTACGTTCGGTAGAGCTATCGGCAAAACTATATTCCCGATGGATAAATTTGCGCCCTTGCCGGTAGGAGGTGACGAGCAATGTGGTTGGATTTACGTTGAAATCCAAGGCTATCGAGACCGGCAATGATGGATCGAAATTTCCACATTCTTTCACGTGGAGCGACTCGTCAAAATTGTAATAGGCAAGGCCTTCATAGGTTTCCCAAGTTGCCATATATTCTTGAGCGAAAGCTTTAGCATCTAAATCATTCATGGCTTCTTCGATCATCGCTGGATCAATCCAGGGATTTTCCATGGTAATCCAGTGGTGATAACTGAATGATGGCTTATCTT